TCAAAAAATATTTAGAAACAATAATTACAGAAAAAAATATTACATATGATCTATCACCTCTTGGTGAAGTAGCATCAGTTACACCAAAATCAAGTAAACCAACTACTACACAAAGTCAAGTAAATTGTACTAATTTTTCTGATGACCCTATAAAGAGTGTACCAGCTATGGCTTGTAGAAGAGTTGCTATAGCCAAGATAGTGGCAGAAAAAAATACAACCCCACCAACGCCAAACCCAGCACCTATTACGCCAACAACTATAACAACAACAAGTGATGTTAAAATAAAAAAAATAACAACAGACATTAAGCAAGAGGAGACATCAAAAAAAATACAAGGTAAAGATGTTTCAAAAAAAATATTACAAAATTTATTAACAGAATGTGATTATTTTGATGTTATAAAAGAAACTGATCCATTTATATATGATAATTTAAAAAGCAAATTTAAATATTTTAATCCAGCATTTCATTCAACAACACCAGAAGGTTTGAATAGTCGTTTAACATTTTTGCAACAATGTGTTAGACCTGGGGATACAATACCAACAATTGATAAGAGTGGGGGTTTATCATTTAAGGATTCAAAAAATACAAGTTTTGGTATTCCACCTGTTTTAATATTAAGAGTTGGTGATTTTTATCATACAAAAATAATACCAGATACATTAAGTTTATCTTATGAAAATTTGGATATTAATCCAGAGGGTATAGGGTTGCAACCTATGATTGCAAAGGTGCAATTATCATTTAAATTTGTTGGTGGGCATGGCTTGAGCAACGCTATTGACCAATTACAAAATGCTCTATCATATAATTATTATGCTAATACAGAAGTTTATGAACCTAATGCTGAAACTACTGATTTTAGTTTAGTTGATATGGATAAAGAATTGTATGATTTTTATTTAGAGAAAGAAAAGGTTATAATTGACCCTACTAGTGATATTAAAAACACTCATTATTCATTAATAGGTGAGTTAAATACTAATGGTAATTGTTTAGATTATAAAAATTTCCTAACTAAATTTAAAGAAGAAACAAATAAATATATTGATAGTATTTCTTCTTTGATGTTAATTTTTGAAAAAGACAGTAATTTTGATGTTTTACAATATATGACATCTGATATGTATTTTATACGTGGGGAGATAACACAAAATAATTTTATTAATTTGCTTGGAGTACCCAACCCATCTATAATTAAAAAAATTGAGAATTATTATGATAATATAGTTGATAATATTAGGAAAAATGATGATGATTTTATTAATGCAATTAAGAATAATAATTTAGATAAAACAAATTTAACTTTATTAAAAAATCGTTATGAATCATATATATTTGATAAAAAAGAAACATTAATAACTAATATAGATAATTTTATAAATCAGGCAAGAATAATTCAAGCAACTTATTTGACCTATTTGAATAATGCAGGTTTGATATTATCCACATTAAATGGTGCAACTGGGTATGACTTCCAAGTATTAGATGATAATACGCTTGATGTTTATAAATTAACAGGAAATACAACTACTATATCAACTTTTATTAATAGTGTAGGTGATGTATTAAATGACTTTTATAGTGGATTAATTGAAACTTTTGATTATTCATCCAATTCAATTGGATTAGACCAAATATTTTTTACTTCAAAATATTCAGAACAAAGAAGTTTGGTATATTCATTTTTATATCATGGTTTTGAAAAAAATGAGGAATTAACTAATTTTAGGGAATTTATGTTTAAAACATTGTATAAGCCAGATGTTTATCAAGAACCACTTAGGAAAACCCAAAATGAATTTTATGAATATTGGGAAAAAGAACAGAAATTTTACAAAATATATAATGATGATATACAAAATAAAAATAAAATTAATAGTGGTTCAAATTTAAGAAAATATGTGGGTAGTGGATATAAGAGTAAAACTACTAAATTACCCCAAGTTAGTGGAGATTATTGTATAAATTACATTAAACTTGGTTTGATACCAGATGATTTAAAAACTGCATTATTATATATTAAAAGTGATTCTAACTATGATAGTAATGTCAATAAGTGGTCAACTATTAAAGATGGCATAATATATATTAAAAATAATTTATATTAATGAATTTAAAATATTATAATCGTTATTCACCGTTTTTAGTGAATGGGGTTCAAAAAACTGTTCCGTTTGTTACTTTACCAAGTAAGAGTTCAGATATTGTTTTCTTTTATAAGAAAAATAGGACAAGACTTGATAAGATATCACAACAATATTATGGAACTCCTTTTTTTGGCTGGTTAATTCTTTTGGCTAATCCATCTTTTGGTGGATTGGAAAATGACATTTTTGATGGGGCAATGTTAAAAATACCATTTCCTTTGGAAAGTTCCTTGTTAGATTATAAAAATGCAGTAGAAAATTATTATTTTTATTATGGTAGGTAATCAAGGAGATATTCATGTGATATATGACTACCAAAATGTTATATATATTGATCCAAACAAGGTTGTTAATCTTAATCAAGAGGTTGTTGATAGGGGTGTTATCCCAGAAGACTTTGTTATGTATGCAAATCTTGAAACAAAGTTAATACCAAGAACAAAATTACTTGTTAATGGGGCAGCAAATAATCGTATATCAACGGTTAGATTAGGAAGTATTAATTTTTTAAATCCAACCAATTCTGAATATTTAACTTCAAATTATTATAATGAGTTTACTGGTAAGGACACTCTTGAAAAGAGGGGTGTAAACCAGAAACAAGTTTTTGAGGTAAACCAAGGGGGTGAAACATTCTTTAAAGATACTGCAATTAATGTTGAAAATAACGCATTATTTGGAATTAAGAAAATAAGTATAAAAACAAATTCATCTTTTATTCCCACTGTTAGTATTGAGATGGAGGATGTTCAAGGTAGAGCATTATTTAGTTTGGGGGATCAATCACCATATGCTGCATTTTTCAATTTACCTTACCCCCCATTTTATTTGACAATTAAGGGATATTATGGAAAAGCAGTTAGATATGAATTATGTTTGGTTAAGTTTAATTCAAGATTTAATAATACAAGTGGGGATTATTCAATTAGTTTGGAATTTATTGGTTTTAAGTACAATGTATTAAGTGAAATTAATATGGGTCACTTATTGGCTGCACCCCATATGTATAGTAAAAAATATCAGGTTGAGGCTAAAGACTTAACAAGTTCTTATTTATCCAATCAAGCAAATACCCAAGTTGGGTCAATTTCGCAAGCAAGCAATTCAACAACTAACAAAGTTTTGGAGATTAATACAGAATTAGGTTATCAGAAAATACTTGAAGTATATAAAGATTATAAATCTAAAGGATTAATTGATGCTGATTTTCCAGAGTTAACGGTTGCTGAATTAATTAATAAATTGGAATTATTTCAACAAAATATATTAAATAATGCAAATAAAGTTTCTGTTGAGGTATTGACAGATGGTAAAAAGTATCAGAAAACATTAAATGATTATTATAAGAAAGTTAGGGGGGATGTAAAATGCTGGTTTACCAAATATATAAATGTAAGACCTGTTGTTTTTAATAGTGGTAAATTAGGATACACATTAAAAAAAGAAATATTAGACAAAGCGGCTGAAGGTAAAATAAAAGAAGTTGATGATGAGTTAAAAGCTATTATTAAAAAATATACAGATTTATTAAAGGATAATAAATCATTTGGGGATAATGGAGTTTTTAAAATAAAAAATAATATAACTTATGATTTTCTAATATCAAATGATACTGATATTGATTGGCAATCAACATATTCATCAAGAACTGGTAATATATTAACAGTCCCCCTAAATACCCAAGAATATATTGATAAGTTATTTGATGTGTATTTTGAATATAAAATAGCAGATATTAAATATACTCCACCAATATATTATTTTAATATTTTCATAGATGAGATAAATAAAATGGAATCTATTTTCATCAAAGAAATAAATAGAATTGAAAGAGATTTATCAGAAAAATTGGCATTACAGATAGCAAATAATCAAACTGGTATTGGATTTGCCCCAACAATTAAGAATGTTGTGGCTGTTATTATGGCATCAACAGAGGGGTTTTTAAGACTGCTTGATGATGTTCATAACAATGCTTGGAATGTTCGCTTGGATGAAGATAGAATATCATCAGTATTTGGGGATGAAAGAATTGATGATAATACAAATCAAGAAGAAATAGTATTTCCTTGGCCACAAGTTTATATAAAACCATCAGAGGAAAAGAAGAATAAATATGAATTAATTTATCCTGGGGATAATCAAATAATATCAAAAACTAAAGCATTCTTATTAAACAAATGGCCAGAAGTTGAATTTGTTGAAGAATATCTAAAAGGATATACAAAAAGATTGGACAAGCCAGCATTTGGAGATGTTTTTGGTGATAATTATGAGGGGGTATCAAGATTTGCACATAATTCTTTTGAATATCCATTTATTGATTTGCCTTATTTTAATTCATCACAAGTTCAATTTTTTTATGAATTATGGGATAGGCATTATACTGCATCATTTAATACGGGGTATTCATTATTATATAAGAATGCTTTGGGGAAACAAACCATAACAAATATAATTTCAAAAAATGAATCAAAAAATATTGAATTAGGTTTATCCACAAATTCAATAATGTTTTTTAACAAAATAAAAAATATTTTAAATTCACAAAATAATTTAAATGGGTTTAACTATGAGCAAACATTATTTGATATATCAAATAATGGTGTCAGTGAAAGATATCAAAAATATAAAGATGGATTTATAAATACAATATATTTGAATAGTGTATTTAATAATCCATCAAGGATATATAATATTGATACCTATAATGCATTATCTAGTAATTTCATTAACAACTTAACACCTACTGAAATTAAACAAATGTCATCAGCAGTTAAAACTATTCAACCATCTAATGACATTAAGTATATATATCCATTTAACAATTCAATTTGGGGATTAATTAATTTAAATTCTAATGGAATATCAAATAAATATAATACAAGTAGGACATTATTTTTTAATTCAGATAGAAATTTAATAACAAATTTTCGTGATATTAATGATATTATTAATAATAGACCTTTCAAGTATTTCCCAGAAATTGGGGATACAACATTAACATATGGTAATATATATCAAGACCAATATTCTTTTGAAAAATCTAGTTCAATATTAAATTCCCCCATCTTCATCAATTCAGTTCAATTGGGGATAAGTAAATGGAGAGCAAACAATAAAACACCATATGCTGAGGCGGCATATTTGTTTTTAATGTCATTACCATTATCAAATTTAACAGATTTTTTAATTAATAAAACAACGCAAGAAAAAAGTGGGTTTTTATTTTCTAGTTTTACAAAATACGCTGCAATACATAAATTACCATTTGCTTGGATATTAAAGTATGGTGCTATTTGGCATCGTTATAAAAAATATGTGAATGATGGGGTTGATATTTTGACAGATGTTTGGAAGGATTTTGATTATGTAAATAATTTTTATGGTAATACAACACCAAAATCATATACATTTAATTTAAATTCAACAAGTGAAACTATTGCAATAAATACAAGTACTAATGGGAATGAGAATACTGGATATTATCCCAAGACAATGAATGATTTTAATGTTTTTTTAAATGGGTATGATTTATTTACTGGATTTACAAATACAGAATTAGACACTACTATAAATAGGGGGTTCAAAGTTTTCAAAACAAATCAATATACTTTTAATGGATATAATGTAAATAACTGGACAACATTGGTACCTATTAACATTTACGATAGTATTTTATATCCAAATTATTGTCCAGACCAAAAAGTTGATATTAAGGGTAGGTATTATGTTTTACCATCATTTAATTCAGATTCAACAGATATTTCAAATACAACAGTAAATTATTTTACAGGAAAAAACACATTTAAGAATATCATACATAATGGTGCAATAAAAGTTTTATTGGCTGGGGATTTGGGAACATTTAATTTTGAAAATTTATTAATGCCAAAGCATGATGAATATTTTAATGTTAGGAAAGATGAAGATGCATTTAGTATAACATCAAATAGTGAAACAAAATATGCAAAAGTTGAGGATATGCTTTCAGTTTTTGATGCTAAAACTTTGAATATGTTTGAGAATGAGTTCTTGAACTTTTCAAAATCAATATATGATATTGTTTATGAAAATGAAGATATTGATATTAGATTACTTGGTTTAGATTATTCAGATGAAAAGACAAAGTATTCAAATTTCCAATTATTGTTTAGAGAATTAATGGAAGTTCCAGCAAATACAGCAAATAAAAATAATGATTTGTACTTTAAAGAAATTAAAGAATTTCAAAAGAATAATTTTTCCAAAATAATTAAAGATTTTTTAAATTATGATGTTTTGTTTAAGTATGGAAATCCAAGTGGGTATAATAAATATTATTATAATTCATTTATTGACCATATTGGGGGAACATCAAATATAACAAATCCATTTAGGTTTAAAGGTTATGTTGTTGGTACATTACCCCCAGATTCCAGATTAATAACGTCAAGAAGTTTAAAAGAAAAAGAATGGAAAGCATTACAATTAAATGTTGGGTTTTCAACCATCGATGACTTGGCATATACTAATGATGGATCATATATCACAGATTTCTTTATAGCAAATAACATTGAATTTAGTGAAGAGAATATTATTAATTTAGCTCCTATCATTAAAATATATGCTAGCCAAAAGATAATTAATCCAAATATGAATAGGAGTGATTTTTCAACCATTCTGGTTAATGAGCAAAATATTATGGATAATATGGTTAGTGACTCAATAACAAATACTTTACAAAATGTTAAAAGCATTGTTAATAATAAAGATATTATTGAGATAAGCACACTTGATACAGTATTGAATAGTAAAATATCAAAATATGATTTGTATGAAACATTTAAGGCAATAAATGACAAATGGATATCGGGTAATGATTATGTTACAAATACTCTTTTTGAGGATGTTCTTTTTTTAGATAGGGGTGCAAGGAACATTGGTGATTTATATTTTGTTGATATTTTTGATTTAAAAAAGATATTAAATGGTAAAAACATTAATTTAGAAACACCAGTTTTTAATTTTATTGGAGGATTAATGACTAAAAATAATTTTAACATTTTTCCTATGCCATCATATGTTAATTTTTATGGAACATTATCACCTGGAGATAATGTTAATGATGTGATAGAAGGTTCAACAATTATTGCAAATGATACTTGGGGGAATTTTACAAGTGTGGATTATAGAAAATCAGGACCAAAATTGGTTTGTGTTTATGCTGGTAGGGGGTCAACAACTTTAAATACAAAAGATAGTAAGAATATTAGATATGGTGATGATTCTTTTGATATGGAAAAAGAAACTGAATTGCCTTTCTTGGAGGATCAAAGAAATAAATCAGATTGGGCATTATCAAATAAATGTGTTAGTTTTTTGGTTGATGCTGGTATTAGAAACCAAGCAATCTTTTATGGCATATCTGTTTCACAAGATGGTGGAACAGCCACAGCAGAATCATTGCAAATGATTGAGACTGTGAGGAATAATGTGGGTAATAGTGGTGTTTCAACTCAAAATAATTCATTATTAAATTTGTATAAAAATTTAAGTTATAAGGCAACTGTTGTTTGTTTTGGGAATGCAATCATTCAACCAACAATGTATTTCAATTTGCAACATATACCATTATTTAATGGACCTTATTTTATTACAGAAGTTTCACATGAAATATCCCCTGGAACATTTGAAACAACATTTTCTGGAGTTAGACAAAGTATTTATGCTCCTCCTACAGTTGATACTTATTTGGCAAGTATTAATGAAAACTTATTAACCAAATTAACTAGTAGATTTGCAAAGGCAATAGAGCAAGAAAAAGAGGCTTCAGATAATGCTATAAAGGAAGCGCAAAATAGTGTTCCAGTTCCAAATACATTATGTTCTACATCATTATCTACTGAATATTCAGAATATGAATATATAAATTCAGCAACAACAAATAATTATAGTGCACAAGTTTTCTATGATTCTTTATCAGGAATTACTGACACTAATATTAAGAATACAATTTATATATTTTCTTATTTGGCATCATTTAAAAATAATAATTTTGTTGGTTATAATTTTAATTTTGGTAATGTTTGGTTGACCTATAATAGGGGTGATTTAGAACTTGAAACATATTTTTGTGCAAAAGATATAACATCTGAAATTAACAGACCTTTTGCAATGTTTGAAAATCTTCAAAAATACATTGATTTTATGTCAAATGCTGTTAAACCAGTTAATAGTGTAATTTCAGATATTGGTAATTATTTAATTCCATATACAGCATATTGGTTATATGGTGGTATAGTTGGAGGGGAACAAGAGGCTATATCATCTTTATATGTTCAAAATTTAAAAACAAATGGGGTTTTTGATAAATTAGAAAAAAAATTATTTGAAGCACTTAGAAGTTTACGTAGTGTATCACCAGCCCCCCCAACAGAGGTTGTTAAACTTAGCACCATTAATGCTGATAATGGTAGAAAAAATAATGATAAATTAAAAATTGATTGTGAATTTACATATAGAAATCCAAGATTAACAATTAAACCAAAACTTAACTTTTTGAATACATTTGAAATTTATTTTGAAAGTAAAAATGTTAATGACTTGTTATATATGGAAAATGTAAATAAATTAGTTGAAAATGAATTATTATTATTATATTCAGTAGGAACTATGTCAACAATTGAGGACACAAAAATTGATGTTATATCTGGTGCAACTTCATCATTTAAACTTACATTTGATTTAATGAATAGTACTAATGCTTATACTGGATTTAAAATAGTTGCAACAAAAGATGCTACATTTACAGAAAATAATTTAGAAGATATGATAAAATCAAATCAAAATTATAATAATGCTGATGTGATTCAAAATGGAAAAAAGTATGATAATGTGGCATTAGGATTTAAATATTATAATGCCCAATATACAAAATACAACTTATATCCAAATTATTAATTTTTTTTCAAAAATTTAGATATTTATTATTAAAATATTTTTATGGAGAATTTAGACAGATATTTAAATAAACAAAATAGTAAAGTACTTGAGAAAATTCTTGATGATGGTAGTAAAGAGGTGTGTGATATTATTACAGGGGAATGCTCTATTTATCAAGAGAAAGATGGTTTAATTGAAAGAACTGACAATTATAAAATTGCAAACAAGCACATTAAAGTTAAAACTGTTGCTGGTATAAAAGAATTATTAAATGATTAATAAAATGGAAATTGATAAAAAAATATTACAAGAGATACAAAGATATCATAAAATAAATAAATACATTTTGGAGCAAGATGCTACTTTACCCCCACCGCCACCACCTATGGATGACCCAAATGCTGCACCAATACCAAATGCCCCATTAACCCCACCAGGAGAAGTTTCACCAATTCCACCAGGGGGTGCAGAAGATGCTTTAAGCACAGCGAATCCACAACCAATTGATGTTGAGACTGATGAAGATGTTACAGTTATTGATGATGAAGGGGATAGTGAAGAAAAGGGTGATGAGGTTGATTCAGAAGAATTAGATATTACTGATTTGGTTACCAGCCAAAAAAATATAGAATCAAAACAGACTGAATATTTTGATAATTTATTTTCACAAATTACCAAGTTGGAGGAGAAATTAGCCCAAATGGATAGTATCTTTGAGAAGTTGAATGCCATTGATTCAAAGGTTGAAAAATATCGTGAAAAAACTCCAGAGGAGAAACTAGAGTTAAGAACTTATGATTCTTATCCATTCAATCAAAAATTATCTCAATTTTTTGACGACAAACAAGTTGAAATGGAAAAGAGTGGAAAAAATGATTATGTTTTAACATCAGATGATGTGGTAAATATTAATCCAAATGAGATAAAGAATTCATTTGGTTCTATGGATGATGAAGAGGATGATTTTATGAGTGATAATAATTATAATTTCAGAAGATAATTTATTTTAATATTTTATAAAAAAGGGGGTAACACCCCTTTTTTTTTCTGATAAAGTTACCTATCATTGTTATGTAATATTGTTGTAAACAAAAACTATATAATATGTCAAATTTAGATGCCATAATGGCGCAGTATGAAAAAAACCAAAAAGGGGACTCCCAAAAATTATCGCAAGAGGACAGAATGAAACGTTATTTTACGTTATTGCTTTCTGACAAAGAAAACACAGGACAAAGGAGAATTAGGATTTTGCCTACAACTGATGGATCATCTGTATTTAAGGAGACTTGGTTTCATGAATTACAAGTTGGGGGGTATTATCAAAAGATTTATGACCCAGCAGGTAATGACAATGAGGCATCCCCATTGAATGATGTTTACCATGCGTTGAAAGCAACCAAACGCAAAGATGATGATGAATTAGCCAAAGATTATAAGGCTAAACTATTTTATGTTGTTAAGGTTATTGATAGAGACAAGGAAGAAGAAGGGCCAAAGTATTGGAGATTTAAGCACAATTATAAGAAGGATGGTATTTTAGACAAGATGATACCAATCTTCAGAAACAAGGGGGATATTTCTGATATTGATAATGGGAGAGATTTGATTATTGAGTTAGTAAAGTCAAAAAGCCCAAAAGGAAAGGAATATACAAGTGTTTCCACAATTATGTATGATGACCCAACACCTATATCTACAGATGCTAATTTAGCAAAAAAATGGGTAGACGATGAATCTACTTGGAGAGATGTTTATAGTAGAAAACCAGTAGAATATCTTGAAGCAATTTCAAGAGGGGAATCCCCAAGATGGGATGAATCCCAAGGTAAGTATGTTTATTTAAACACATCAAATTCTGAAGCATCCTTTGGTGGGGCAACTGTTGCAAAAAACGCAACAGTTAAAGAAACAAATGTGGTTGTTGAGGATGACTACAATGATGATGAATTACCATTCTAATTAAACTAAAATAGATTTTTTGCGCAAAGTATTGTTTTATGGTACTTTGTGCAAAAAATATCTTTTCTTAAAAAAAATATAATATGGCTATAAAGAAAAAAGTATCAGTAAGTAATATTGATGCTATTAAGGATAAGTTTTCTACAAAAACAAAGTATAAGCCTGAAGATTATTATTCTTGTGGTGATGCTTTTTATAATGCTTGTGGTGTACCTGGTCCTGTTATGGGGGGTATAAGTATGTTTTTGGGACATTCCAATACAAGTAAGACAACTGCTATGATATTGGCTGCTGCTGACGCCCAGAAGAAGGGTCATTTACCTATTTTTATTATCACAGAAAAGAAATGGAATTGGGCACATGCTGTTGAATTGGGGTTGAATGCTGAAATTAATGAAGATGGTGAGTGGGATGGTGATTTCATTTTTAATGATTCATTTGATTACATTGAGCAGATGACAGAATTTATAAATGAAATTTTGGATGCACAAGAGAAAGGAGATTTACCTTATTCTGTTTTATTTTTGATTGATAGTATTGGTTCAATACCTTGTAAGATGACCTTTGATGGAAAGGGGGGTAAGATGCACAATGCTGCTGTTCTTGCTGACAAGGTTGGAATGGGTTTACATTCAAGGATTTCAAAATCAAAGAAAGAAGATTACCCCTACCATAATACCTTGGTTGTTATCAATCAACCTTGGGTTGAATTACCAGATTCTCCATTTGGTCAGCCAACAATTAAAGCAAAAGGTGGTGAGGCTCTTTGGTTGGCATCTTCTTTAATATTCTTATTTGGTAATCAGAAGAATTCAGGCATTAACCATATAACAGCAACAAAGAACGGCAGAACAGTTTCTTATGCTATTAGAACAAAGATTTCAATATTGAAAAACCACGTTACTGGTATTGCATATAAAGATGGTAAGATATTAGCCGTACCTCAAGGATATTTGCCAGATACAAAAGAGGCAATTGAAAAGTATAAAAAAGAATATTCCCAATATTGGAATGGTATTTTGTCTGGTGATGGTGATATTACCTTTTCAGAAAAAGATGAAGAAGACGCTATAATTTTTGAATAAGATGAAGAAAACCCTACTAATTGATGGCAACAACCTATTTACAATAGGTTTCCACGGAGTAAGAGAATTCTATGCCGATGGTAAGCACATTGGTGGGGTTTTCCATTTTTTAAACACAATTAGGTTATTTCTTGAAAAACATAATCATGATAAGGTTGTTGTATTTTGGGATGGGAATGAGAACTCATTAATAAGAAAACAAATATATCCAAAATATAAGGAGAATCGCAAGATTTCAATGGATGAACATAAGTATGAATCTTATTTATATCAGAGGGAACGAGTTAAGGATTATCTTGAAGAAGTTTTTGTTAGACAATGCCAGGTGAATCAGAATGAGGCTGATGATTTGATTGCTTATTATACACAAATAGCTAAAGGTGAAAAGATGATTATTTTTTCAGCAGATAAAGATTTAACTCAATTGATTGGGGAAAATGTTACAGTGTATTCACCAAGTTCAAAGACATATAGTAAGAATGGGGATTTGATTCATTTCAAGGATATTGACATACCCCATAATAATGTCTATATTTATAAAGTAATTGTGGGGGATACTTCTGATAATATTGATGGGATATCTAATTTTGGGGAAAAGAAATTAAAAACATTCTTTCCTAATTTTGAGAAGAGAGATTACCAGTTGGATGAAATATTAAATGAAGCAAAAGTTTTGCTTGAAGAAAAAAAGAATAAATCTCTGGATAATTTGGTGTTAGGTATTAGCAAATCTGGTTTTGCTGGAGAAGAGTTTTTTGATAAAATTGGTAGAATAATTGATTTAAAAAATCCATTAATAACTGATAACGGAAAGGAAATGGTTAATGAGATTTGCAACGATAAACTTGACCCAACAGATAGGAGTTATAAGAATTTAATGAAATTAATGAATGAGGATGGGTTCTTTAAGTTCCTTCCAAAGAGGGATGATGCGTGGGTTGATTTTGTTAGACCATTTATGAAATTGAGTAGAAAAGAAAGAAAAAATTAATAATTAAACAACATTTTATGAAACAGAATGAAACAACAAAGGTGGAATTTTTATTGACATTGAACAACAACATTATTGTTCAGAGGTTTTTAAACATTAAAAATATTAATCCAGATGCAAAAGATTCGGTAGAATTGTATGATTTTGTTAAGTATTTTTCAGAAGATTTGGAGAAGTATTTAAAGATGAAATCAATTGGCTATTTGGTGGACAACAAAGATAATATTTTGTATGACCCCACAATAATGGAGACGTCATCAACAGATGAGGCTGAATTTTTTAATATTTATGTTAAAATTTCTGACCAAGTTATTTCTCACAGGATAATTGATGGCAAGCTTTATCCACCAAAGGTAAGATACACAGTTGATATTCGTAATTTTATTAAGGAAACATTAAAAGAATTAACAAACATTTTAATTAGTGAAAATTTAACACACGAGTATTTAGAAAAGAATTTATTGTCTAACTATTAATAATTTTTTTATGTCAAAGAATTTTGATTATTTGGGGCAGACGTTCCAACTACAATTAATCAATCAGATTATATTAGATAAGGAATTTGCTAGGGCAATATTGGACTTTATTAAGATATCTTATTTTGAGAATAAGTATTTCAAATTAATCATTCAAATGATTAAGGAGTATCATAAGAAATATGATGCTGCCCCCAACTTTCAAACATTGGAAGTTGTTGCAAAGTCTGAAATATCACAAGAATTGGCTTTAAAAATTGTTATTGATACCATAAGTAAGATTAGTTCAGCACCACTTGATGGTGTTGAACTTGTCCAAGAAAAGGCACTTAAATTCTGCAAACAAGAAGAGGTTAAGATTGTCTTGGAAAGAGCACAAAAAGTTATCAATGAGGGTGATTTTGAATCTTATGACCAACTTGAAGAATTATTAAGATATGCACTTCAGGTTGGGGTTAAAGAAACAAATGGTTTTGAAGTTTTCAATGATTTGATTGGTGTATTAGATGAGGATTATAGACACCCCATACCAATGGGCGTGAAGGGTATAGACGTTCTCTTAAAGGGGGGTTTAGCCAAGGGTGAGGTTGGTATTATATTTGCAGGTCCAGGTATTGGCAAATCAACTCTATTGACCTTGGTTGCAAACACAGCTTTCAATAATAACTATAATGTTTTGCATATATTCTTTGAGGATAATCCCAAGATTATACAAAGAAAGCATTTGACTCTTTGGACTAAAATATCCCCAGATGAACTGCCTAATAACAAAGAAATAGTATTAGAAACTGTTAATAATATAAAAGAAACCCACACAAATAAATTAATATTAAAGAAATTGCCATCTGATACTTTAACAATGAATCAGATTAAGAATCAAATTAGAAAGGTTATTGCTGATGGTATTAAACTTGATTTGGTTGTTTTGGATTATATTGATTGTGTTGTACCTGATAGACAAGGTAATGATGAGTGGAAAAATGAGGGATCTGTTATACGTCATTTTGAGGCAATGTGCCATGAGTTAAATATTGCTGGATGGCTTGGTACACAAGGAAATCGGTCTTCAATTTCTGCAAATGTGGTAACAAACGACCAGATGGGGGGTTCAATTAAGAAAGCCCAGGTTGGACACGTTATTATTAGTATTGCAAAAAGTCTTCAGCAAAAGGAGATGAATTTGGCCACAGTTGCCATTACCAAATCAAGGATTGGAAAAGATGGTATAGTATTTGAGAATTGCAAGTTTGATAATGAAATGCTTGAAATTGATACAGATACAACCGCAACATTCCTTGGATTTGAAGAACAACAAGTTGAACGTAAGAAAGAAAGGATTAAGGAGTTATTGGTTAAGAAAAATAGCAATGATAATTTTTTATAAAAATTTGATTTTATAATTAAAATTGAATACTTTTATTTTCTGGTTTTATATTTATCTTAACCAAATAAAAAAAGGAATATGAAGAACATTTTTGAAAAGAGGGTAAATATTTTGCCTTATGAATATCCATCTTTATTAGCATATAAGGATGCTATAAGACATGCTTACTGGTTGCACAGTGAATTTAATTTCACAACTGATATTGATGACTATAAAACAAAAATATCAAATGAGGAGAGGGAAGTTATTAAAAGGTCAATGTTGGCTATTGCACAAATTGAGGTGAATGTCAAAACATTCTGGGCTGACTTATACAAGAGAATGCCAATAACTGAAATTGGTGATGTTGGTATGACGTTCTCCGAAAGCGAAGTTCGACACAAGGATGCTTATGCACAATTATTACGAATTCTTGGATTAGAAGATGAGTTTAAATCAGTTATTGAAATCCCTGCCATAAAGAATAGAATTAGTTATCTATCAAAATATTTGGATGGTACAAGGAGTAAGGAGAATAAAATGTACACAAAGTCTATATTGTTGTTCTCATTATTTATTGAACATGTGAGTTTATTTAGCCAGTTTTTAATTATGATGTCCTTTAACAAGGAGAAAAATCTATTCAAGGGTATTTCAAATGTGGTTGAGGCAACCTCAAAGGAGGAAGAAATTCATGGTAATTTTGGTTCAGAACTTATCAATATTATCAAGGAAGAAAACCCAGAATGGTTTGATGCTGAATTTGAGGAATTGATTGTTTCTGCTTGTCATAAAGCATATGCTGCTGAATGTGGAATACTAGATTGGATATTTGAAAATGGTGAATTAAGTTTCTTATCAAAAGATACAATTAAACATTTCATTCAGAATAGATTTAACAACTCATTAAGTAGAATTGGAATGAAGCCAGTATTTGAGGTTGATTTTACAGAGATTGAGAAGACGTTATGGTTTGATGTGGAGATTTTATCAACAAAGGAGGGGGATTTCTTCTATAAGAAATCGGTGGATTATAATAAAAAAAGCAAGAGCATAACAGAAGATGATTTATTTTAAAAAACAAATATAATGAATAAAGAAAAATATTATTGGTTAAATGATGAGAGTAGGCTTTTCTTATCAAGGGGGTATATTAGTGAAACCCCCGAGCAAAGGATTAAAGATATTGCTAATAAAGCAGAGGGGTATTTAAAAATTGATGGGTTTGCTGTTAAATTTGAGGAATATATGGCAAGGGGTTTTTATAGCCTTTCTACACCAGTATGGATTAATTTTGGTAAAGAAAAGGGGTTGCCTATATCCTGTTATGGATCCAATATTGATGACACATTAGATAGCATTTTAAATGCTGGAAGAGAGATTGGTATGATGTCAAAATATGGTGGTGGAACTAGTGCTTATTTAGGTAATATTAGAGCAAGGGGAACTAAAATATCAACAGGTGGTACAGCAGATGGACCAGTTCATTATGCAAGGGTGTATGACACAGTAGTTGATGTATGCAAACAATCAGAGGCAAGAAGGGGTGCATGTGCAGTTTGGTTGCCAGTTGAACATGAGGATATTATGGAGTTTCTTGATATTGGATCAGAGGGCAATCCAATCCAGAATTTACAATATGGTGTTACTGTTACAGATAATTGGATTAATGATATGAAGGGGGGAGACCCAAGCAAGAGAAAGATATGGGCAAAAATTATTCAAAGACGTAATGAGTTTGGTTTTCCATATATTATGTTTAAGGATAACTCAAACAATAATTCCCCCTACAAAGAGTTGGGTATGGAGATAACTGCAAGTAACTTGTGTTCCGAAATTCAATTGCCGACAGATTCATTAAACTCATTTGTTTGTTGTTTAGGTTCATTGAATTTACTTCATTGGGATGAGATAGTTGAGACTGATGCAATTGAGGTTTACACAATGTTCTTAAATGCAGTTATGGATGAATTTATATTGAAGTCAGGTAAAATGGCTGGTATGAAAAGGGCTAATAGATTTGCATCACAGCATAGAGCAATTGGTTTGGGTGTTTTAGGATATCATTCATTATTTCAATCCAAGTTAATACCATTTGAATCTTTGATGGCAAAACAATTAAATCATCAAATATTTAAAATAATTAAAGAGAAATCAGAATTGGCTTCAAAATATTTATATGAAGAGAAGGGATATAAATGTTTAAGAGAGGGTTATGCCAACACAACATTAATTGCTATTGCCCCAACCAAGTCAAGTTCATTTATTTTAGGGCAAGTAAGTATGGGTATTGAGCCAATCAAATCAAATTATTTTATTAAAGATTTGGCTAAATCAAAAACAATTTATAAGAATCCATTTTTGGATATTGAATTGGATAAGTATGGTTTAAATACGCCAGAAACCTGGGAGAGTATTTTGAAGAAAGATGGATCAGTTCAGCATTTGGATTTTCCCACAAAAGAGGTGTTTAAATCATTTATTGAAATATCACCAAAAGAATTGATATTACAAGCAGCACAGAGGCAAAAATTTATTGACCAATCACAGTCATTAAATTTGATGATACATCCATCAGTTCCAGCAAAGGATATAAATCAATTATATCTATATGCTCATGAAGAGGGGGTTAAGACGCTTTACTATCAGTTTAGCCAAAGTTCAGCACAATCATTTGCAAGAAATATTAATGAGTGTGTGAGTTGTGAATCGTAGATTTGATACAATTTGTTAAATAAAAAACCCCCAGCCTATTAGTTTAGATTTGGGGGTTTTTAATATTAGTATTGATTTAAACTTATTTGCCACTCAATGTATCATAAAAATCTTCAAGTTTTGATAAATCAGATTTACTAAATGCAAAATTAGTATTCTCAAATTTATCTTTCATTGTTGAAAGTTTATCCATAATTTTGTTAATCATAGATATTGCTTTTTTACCAGTTGTTGCTTTACTTTCTTTATGGTAGTCCATAAAAAGGCCTTCACTTCCTTTATCTTCAACAATTCTTTTAACTAGTTTATTTAAACCAGCTTCTGTTAATCTTATTGTTCTCATAATTTTTTTTATATAAATATACAATAAATTAAAATAGTTTACAAATTTGTGAAAAAGATATATTTATATTTAAATGAGTTATAATGGCTGAAGGTTTTACATATGGTGTTGATTTCCCCTTTGACACATCACTTAGGGGTGATGCATTAAAGATGACAGAATATATTGGTGATGAGATAAGAGCGTCATTATTACATTTGTTATTAACAAGAAAGGGTAGTAGATATTATTTACCAGATTTTGGAACAAGGCTATATGAATTTTTATTTGAACCTTTGGATATTGTTTCATTTGATGTTATTGAGGCAGATATTAGAGATTCTGTTGCCAAATACATACCAAATTTAACTATAATAAATATTGTTATTGAACCTTTGGATGTTAGTGAAGAGGTTAATACATCAAAATTAAATATTGATGATTTTGGTTTAAAACCATCTGACAAGATATATAGATCACCGGGTAATGGTACTTATCAAAATACAGCAAAAATAAAAATTGAATTCACATCAAACACAAATGCGTTTGCTGGGAGTGATTTTGTGGTTATAAATATATAATATGGCAGATAGACAAATTTCATATGGCGTTAGAGATTTTCAAGGAATAAGAGCAGAATTATTAAATTATGTTAAAACTTATTATCCTGATTTAATAAATGATTTTAATGATGCATCAATATTTTCAGTATTTCTTGATTTAAATGCTGCGGTTGCTGATAATTTACATTATCATATTGATAGAAGTTTACAAGAAACTGTTTTACAATATGCACAACAGAAATCATCAATATATAATATAGCAAGAACATATGGATTAAAATTGCCTGGGCAAAGGCCATCTTTAACTTTGTGTGATTTTTCCATAACTGTTCCGGTATCAAGTGATAAGCCAGATGGAAAGTTTGCTGGTCTTCTTCAAAGAGGGGCGCAAGTTTTGGGTAATGGAGTTATATTTGAAACAATTAATGATATTGATTTTTCATCTGACTATGATGCACAAGGTAATAAGAATAGAACGGTTATACCAAATTCATTAAATAGTAATATAATTAACTATACGTTAACAAAAAGAGAACCTGTAATTAATGGTGTGACAAAAGTATTTAAAAGGGTTATTACCTCATCTGATGTTAGACCATTTTTTGAATTGTTTTTACCAGAGAAGAATGTTTTGGGTATTACTAGTGTGATAACAAGAGATGGGCAAATTGGAACAGTCCCCCCAAATTCAGAATTTATTGGTGATACTAATAAATGGTATGAAGTAGATTCATTGGCAGAAGATAGGGTATTTATTGTTGATACAACAAAAAACACGGGATCCTCCCCTATTAAAGTTGGTAAATATATTCAAACAGAAAATAGATTTGTATCAGAATTTACTCCAGAAGGATATAAAAAAATTACATTTGGTAATGGGGTTAATACAGCATTGGAACAATTGAATCAATTTACAACAACAGGGCAATTTCCAACATTGCAGAATTATTTAAATAATTTTTCATTAGGAAGAACATTAAAGCCAAATACAACTTTATTTATTCAATATAGAGTTGGGGGTGGGTTAAATACAAATTTGGGGCCAAACACCATTAATCAAGTTGGTGTTAATACATTTTCTATTACTAATGGTAGTCCATCACAACAATCAGCAGTCATTAATTCATTGAGGGTTAACAATGCTTTCCCTGCAATTGGGGGTGCTGGTTTGCCAAGTGTTGAAGAGGTTAGAAATTTTGTTTCATTTAATTTTGCGGCACAAAAACGTGCGGTAACAATAAGAGACTATGAATCAATCATAAGAAATATGCCCCCACAATTTGGTGCACCAGCAAAGGTTTCAGTTCAAGAAGTTGATAATAAAATCCAAATTCTTGTTTTGTCATATGATAATAATGGGAAATTGATTAGTGATAATTCAAGATTTTTAACAGATAACATTGCCAATTATGTTTCAAATTATAGGATGATTAATGACTATGTTGTTGTTTCATCAGCAAAGATACTTGATGTTAGTATTGATGCCAATATCATAGTTGTTCAAGGGTTTGACACCAAAAGCATTGTTGAATCTGTCATATCTACCATTAACACCTATTTCTCACCACAGAATATGCAATTGGGTAAAGATATTAATTTATCTGAATTAAAAGGTAATATTCAAAAATTGACAGGGGTTGTGACAATTTCAAATCTTACAATTAAAAATGAGATTGGGGGTGATTATTCTGGGGATTTTGCAACAACAAGATTGGTTCCTGGGGCATCAAGAGTGATGGTTCCAACTGATGAGATAATTTTTGCTCAACCATCAGAAATATATCACATTAGATATCCAGAGAGAGATATAAGGATTAGTGTTAAAACAAACTCAGGAGTTACAATAGGATAATTCATTTATTTTACGTGTTTAGTCTTTATATTATATACAATAAAATATTTACTTAAAAAAAGGCTTGATGCAAAATACATATAGAATAAAAACCAATATTGGACAAGATAATTTTGTTAATTTTCAGTTAGACCAAAATATTGAATTTCTTGAAATTTTATCATTTAAAGTTAGACAATCTGATATCTATACATTGGATTGTGCCAATTATGGGGTTGTTGCAGGTAGGATTACAGCAAATAATGGTTTTGGATTGGCAAATGCTAGGGTATCAGTATTTATTCCACTATCAACAGAGGATGAAGATAATGCATTAATCAACTCAATTTACCCATATAAATCTATTGGTGATAAAAATGAGGAGGGATATAGATATAATTTATTACCATATGAACCATCTTATGAAGGTCATGTTGCCACAGGTAATTTTCCATCATTGAATGATGTTTTGGCAAAAAACCAATATATTGAAGTTTATGAGAAATATTATAAATTCACTGTAAAGACAAATGATAGTGGTGATTATATGATATTTGGAGTTCCAATTGGGGGACATACAGTTTTTATGGATTTGGATTTATCTGACATTGGGGCATTTTCATTAACTCCCCAAGATTTGATAAGGATGGGCAGAGCAGCAGAGGGTCAATTTAAGGGAAATTCATTTCAAGCATCAACAGATTTGGAATCATTGCCACAAATTGTTTCATTATCTAAAGGGATAGAAGTTTCACCATTCTGGGGGGATCCAGAAACTTGTGATTCAACAATTAATAGAGTTGATTTTGATTTAAGAACAGATGCTAGTATTGATATTCAACCAACATCAATCTTTATTGGGTCAATATTTGGAACAAATAACATAGATAGCGTTAAACTTAATTGTGGGGTTAAAGAATCTTTGGGGAATTTATGTTTGCTTGAAACTGGTCCAGGACTAATTCAATCAATTAGACAAACAAAAAGTATTGATTCAGATGGTTTGCCCATTCTTGAATTTTATGAATTGGATAATGGGGGTAGAGTTATTGATGGGGATGGTACTTGGGTTGTTGAAATGCCAATGAATTTGGATTATATCATAACTGATGAGAATGGAAATTTGCAAATAACAGAAGATGAAACAATAGGTATTCCAACAAGGGGAAAATATAGATTTAACATAAAATGGGAAGATTCTATTAGTTTAACAAACACAACAAGAAAAGCCAATTTTTTGGTGCCAAATATTAAAGAATATGGGTGGACAGAAGGGGGTGGTAATCCATCAAGTTCTGGGAGTAATGATGAAGCCAAAAAGGCACAAAGTGGTTCATATTATTTTGGACTTGATTGGAAAAAATATACAAACAAGATTGCTGCAATTAATTGTGAAGATACATTTTATGAATTTGAATATAATAAAGTATATACTGTTTCTGGATTGGTTGATCAATATCAGGGTGGGACAAATAAAGGCAAATTTATTGGAATTAAAGAAATTGGGGATAGAAGTTGTGAGCAAGTAATAAATAAATACCCAGTTAATGATGGTGTGAAAAACTTTGATTTGTTTTATTACTTATTTTCAATAATATTGCAAATTATTCAGTTTATTAATATTCCATTAATATTTGGATATCATTTGATTTCTTTTTTGTGGAATTTTATGGCTGTAATATTATTACCAGCAATAATTGTACTTTTGGGTTTTTTCATTAAAAATTATATATCTAATGTAATTAAAAATTATGCAATATCTGTTGCTTTATTTTCAGCAGGGATTATACCAACATTACCAACATTTGCATCATTTTTATTATTCCAAATTAGTAAAGATTTATTACTATTAGGCCCAATTTTATTTTTACTTGTTTATTTGACAATTAATTTTAAAAAAATAGTTAAGAAAAAATTAAAATTAATTCATTTGCCAAATATAACTTACCCAAATTGTGAGTTTTGCATTTGTGATATGGAAGAAGTTGATGTTGATTTAGGTAGTGGAATACAAAACAATGGAGTATTATCTCAGGTATCCAATTATACATTATATTATGATAAGTTATCACAAAATTTTGATTGGAAATTAATGGGTAATATTATTGAGAATAATACTAGTGATAATATAAATTATAAAGATAGTTTTAATTATGAAGATGATAAGCCATTATTATTATTTACTATTGCTCAATCAATTGGGGGTAGGACAGACAACTCATCTGGAATAAATCCTAAAAAAATTGGTGAGACAGATATTAAAATGCCTAGGTCAGATGAATTTCAATTAATACAAATTGATAAAAAAATTAGTATATATAGTGAAACATTGCCTATTGGTGAAAGAATTAATTATTTTAATTTAAGGGAGAATTATTTTTATGAAAAAAATAAGGTTAAAGTTACTTTTGCTAATGATATTATTGAAAATAGAAATAAATTTCATTATGACAATGTAATTGTTTTATTATCTGAAGCCTATTTTGATTCTGGGGATATATTAAGTTTTGTTAATAATTCATTATCAAAAGATCCTAATTTTTTGGTCACCGGAACAACAATTGAAGGTGAGATTATATATGGAGTTAATGGAACAACTAAAATAACAAATACAAATAACATTATAAATGTTAAATATGCAAATACTCAAGATACAGAAGGTAGTCAAACATATAAATTACCATTTATAACAGGAGCAACAAGCACATCGTATTATGCTTCGGATATTGAGTATTTCCAAGTTATTACTGGTATAACATATTCAGATTATATAAAATTATCAGATACAAATACTAAAGGTTATTTACCTAGTGTTTTAACTTCACCTGCTGTACTTAGAGTTAAAATTGGTGGTCAAGGTACACCCGGGGATGAGTTGGTGGTAGATAACCCAATCCAATATTTCAATGGTATTGAAAATCAATATGTTTTAATATTACAAAGAGGAGTTGATCCATATTCTCCAGAATATGATAATAAGTATGATTTGAGTAAAATATTTGGATATGAATTTGGCAATATAATTATAAATAGTGCTACCAAATTAAATATACCAATTCAAAAGTTGAATGAATATGCTGGCAATATTAGGCTTTTAGGTAAAGGAGGTAACTCATCAGACTTTATAACAACACAAACATTAACAAATCAAGAAGATATTTTCTTTGAATCTTACAGTTTTCAACCAGGAATTGAATTTAGACCATATGAATCAGATTCTGTTTCATATTATTCTGGTATATTTGGTCGTAATTCACCAATAACTAAACCTTTTATTATTAAATTAGGCCTTATTCCTACATTAATTAAGTATATAAAAAATTGGGTAAGTGCTGAACCTATTGATTCTGATAATAATTTTTTTATTGTCAATAGTGAACGTGCGGGGAGGGAAAAGGATTATCCAAAGAAGACCCCTATCCAATGGATTGATTCAAAATATAGCAATTCAAAATTGGATTTTAATGGTGGTACATATATGGTTGGTAAAGGTGATGTTGTGGCAAATAATAAATATGATATTAATCCATTTGAATTTGATAATTTCATGTTATACTATTCATATAGTTCGCATTTAGAATTAAAGAATAGAAAGTTATCTCATTCTAATAGTAACAAAATTATTTTAAGAACAGATAGGCTACCAACATCAGATGGTTTAGATGGTAAAAATTGGTATAGTAATGGGGTTGGTATATTACAACAAAATAACTCTTTTACAATATATAAATATCCTAAAAAATCAACAGGAGAAAATTCACCCTTATATATTAATGCTGGTTTTGATGCTGATATTTTGGCAAATGATTTAGAGGGGCTACCAGGGTATGCAAGTGTAAATACATCATTTAATTCTTGTAAAGATTTAGTTCCCCTATCTTGTTATGAAAATAAAAATGATTCAGAAACATTATCTATAACTGAAAAATGTAAGTCAACTAAAAGACAATCTATATATATTAAGGATGGTTGTTACCAATTAGTTAGACGACCTATACTTGATTTATTGCCAGACATTGATGCATTCCGTGAATGGGCTTTTAGGTTTAAATTAAATTATGGTTTATGTAGAGGTATTGTATCAGAAACATTTGTTAATAACTGGGTTAATGGATCTTTGTTTATGCCATCATTTAAATCAAACACTATTGGTGCATATAGAAATAATCCACAATATTGCAAGGATATTGTTTATTATGATAATACAACTTCAAACTTTTATTATAGAAGTTCCCCTTATTATAGTGGAACAACTATGGGGCAATTTGTTGGCAACCAGAATAATTATATTGCAAACAAGTTAAATTATTATAATTTAATGTATCCAACAACCATAATTAATTTGGGTATTAAAAATAAGTTATTAATTGGGTCAAGGGGATTTGATACTTATGGATATATGGTAAATCAAATAAATTATACAAGTTATTCAGATAATTCTGATTTAATTAACATGTTTGTTATGAGTAGGGTTTTGGATTCTAGTATATTGAAAAATCTTAATAAGAATACTAATATAACAATAAATTCATTTTTTAGTAGAAATGGTAAAAAGGTAGATGGTGATTTGGCACAATTAATGTCTATTAATTCAGAATTTGGCGTTGTGAAGTTTTCATCAGAATTTTATTCTTTCACCAATAATAATTCACCATCTTTAATTTTTAGAGAAAAGGGTAGAAATTATATGGGGGTATTTTATTCATCATTGCAAGATGATTTAACCTATAAAGATTATATATCACCTGGTAGGATTGGTTTTAGAGATAGTATTACAAATTCATTAATCCCAAGATATTTTGATATTAGATCACAAGAGGTTCCATTTTATTCTTGGGAATTGGCAGAAAATTCTAATAGCATTTTTGGAACAGACAAGAATAATTGGGGAACACAAAAAGTTGATATTGTTGCAAAAAAGTATCAATCTCTTGAAAGAATTAAACCCAGAAATAATGATACAGCAAAGTTTAGTGAATATGATAGCACAGATTATTTTGTTTCAGACAATTCAGATATAGCATATAATTCACATAGGGGTTATATATATTCTGATATAAATGGTAAATATAATAAAACTAAACAAGAAAATACAAAATTTGTTGTTGGTGCACCATTTCATTTTTATTTTGGAATAAAGAAAGGATTTTCATCTTTGGATAAATTTAAAACAAAATATTTGAATGAATAACTATATTATAGTACCAAGCATTTATAGAAATAAGATTGGGGATGAAATTGATTCACAAATATCAGTTGACCTTGTTAATTCATCCAAAGAATTAATTGAATTTGATAGAAGTGTTAACATAGATTTAAAGGAATTGTATGAGAAGGAGAAGAGTGCATCATTTAAGATACGACCAGTTTATAACATAAGTTATTTATATAATAATATATATTCTGGAACAACAACAACCAAATATGAAGATGAATTAATTTATCCATTAAAATCTTCATTAATCATTCAATCTAAAAATGTTAGAAAGGGGTTATTACAATCTTATGAGTTTGATTTTTTTAGACCAAAAACAACAACTGCTTTTGGTTTTGAAAGCATTAGTGCATTTACATATAATTGGAATTATTATTTAACTTATCCATCTTCTGAAGATAATAAAAAGATATTAAATATTGGTTTTAAGGGAAAAGATTTTGAATGGGTTGCTGGTGATGGCATTCCATTTGTTTCTGAAAATATAACAATTAATGGTTTTAATGTGACAAAAATTATTTGTGGATTAAATCATAATTTGAATTTAGGGGAGAGTGTGATGATTAAAATTGGTAATAATGAATCTTTGCATAATATATTATCATTTGGTGATGGTTCTTTTAATTCTGAAAAGACTATAATTAACATCATTAACATTAATGATAAAATAAAAGGAAATGTATATGGAACATTAAGGCGTGTTACAAATAGTGCCAATAGCGGTGAAACCATTTCAAAATATTATATTAGAAAACACAAAGTTATAAAAGGGGGTGATAGAGTTGTTGCCACAAAAGCAGGATTTCAATCTGGTATTTATGATGGGATAGAAACATTAAGTTATGATGATAATAATAATAAATTCCCAACAAAAAGAATAGGTTCAAATAAATCATATAATTTTACCATACAGGATGAAATTGATATTGAAGGAATTGTTGATAATAGAAACAGACCTTTAACTGAATTATATTTAACAATTTTATTTAAAGGGTATTCTGGGTTTTTTGCATCAAAAAATAAACCAATGAAACAAGGCTGGGATTTTAATAGAAGTGAGTCAGTTAGTGATTGGTGGGATGATAGCAACACATTATCCAATAGCAATATTATGGCAATATCATATTCAGATGACGCAAAATCAAATTTTTATTATTACAATCCCCCCAATGAATTTGATGGTGATTTTTGTGAATATAATGAATATAATCAAGAGGAGATTGTTATTTCAGATTTTTATTATAAAATAAAACATAATGAAAGTGTTTTTAGGGTTGCTGGTTATGATAATAATAAGTCAGGATATTATTATAAGCCACATAATAGAATGACATTAAAGGTATTTTCAAATTATGTTGAATCAGTTGGTTTAACATCAAAAGATAACATCCCAAGCTATGCATTCTATTCAAAATTTGATGCCCAATTTAGGTGGAGAGATATTTATAGTGTTGGTTTTTTTGATGAGAATTCAAATGGGGTTAATTACCCATATGTTAATGATACATTTTATCCATTTTCAGATGTAATATTCAAATTAATACCAGATACTTCTGGGTATGATTTTAATTCATTATTAAATGATGGGAGCGGTGTTGTTGTAAAACCTATTATTGATGAGTGTGAATAAATATAAATTAAGATTACCAAATGTTAATGATTTAACCATAAGCATTCCTGTTAGTATTAATGTGGAAAATTTAGGTCAAGATGATGTTATTGAACAATATGAAGATACAATAATTAGCAATGCAATAAATGATAAGATAGATTACGAGATAGTTAGATTTCAACATAAGGGATATTTTCCTCCAATTCCAGTGTCAGCATCGCCAACACCAACACCAACCCCAACACCAACCCCAACTATGACCTCTACTGTAACACCAACCAATACGACAACACCAACATATACACCAACACCATCAGTTACACCAACTATACAACCATCAGCATCTGCTACACCAACATTTACACCAACCCCATCAATAACACCAACTATAACACCAACAACTTCAATAACACCATCAATAACACCAACCATAACACCAACAACTTCAATAACACCAACAAATACAACAACTCCAACAATGACGCCAACACCATCAGCAACGGAATTAAGATATTATTCATCAAATAATCTAATAGTATTCAATCAAAATTGTAATTCAAATTAATATGAGTGAATTTAACGTATATGCGCCAACACCTGGTAGTGGATGTTCAAGTTGGTTTAATCATGCAACTAGTGGTGATGCTTGTAATTCAATATTTTGCACAACAATACCAACAACTTGTGTGGGGGATTGTGATAAGTTATATGTGACAAACCAAAGAACTCCACAGAGAATAGAGATTAATGATATTATTTACATTGGGACAGATACTGGTTATGAGATATTACCTGAAGGTTGGTATGTTAGCAGTACAAAGGGTACGGTATTCAATATTAATTCAAGTGGTGTTTTGATAAGTGTCAATACTTGTTCTGGTACAACTTATGTTACAGATTTGGATGGGAATTATTATGGTACAGCTACCATTGGAACACAAACTTGGTTTACAGAAAATTTAAGAACAACAAGGTATAATAATGGTGCTGATATTCCAAATGTAACTAATAGTACAACTTGGAGTAATTTAACAATTGGTGCTTATTGTGCATATAATAATAATAATATTGATAATTGTTTTGGGTATTTGTATAATTTTTATGCAACAACTAATCTATGTCCAACCGAGTATAGAGTTCCCACATTGGCTGACTATGCAACTTTATCCACATATCTGGGGGGTAATAGTATTTCAGGTGGGAAGATGAAAACAGAAGGAGTTGTATGGTGGGATAGCCCAAATGATGGGGCAACAAATACTAGTGGATTTAGTGGTTATCCAGCAGGTAGAAGAGTGTATAATGGTAATTTTAATTTCTTTGGGGAAACGGGTACTTTTTGGACTAATACAACAACTGGATGTATTGTTAATTTTGCCAAAATAATTCAATTAAAATATAATAATAATAATTTGGATTTCCAATGTGATGATAAAAACAATGGGTATTCGGTTAGATGTATAAAAAATTAATATAATGGCAACAGATTATAGTTTAAATATAAAATTTAATTTTTTACAAGGAATTGATATTACCAATAATATAAATTGGAAGACAACGTATTTGACCCCAAATAATGGATATATTGAAAATGATGTAAGATTTAATACAAATAGTTTTAATAATTCATTTTTCAAATTAGATTATTATGACACCCCTTTTAGTAAATCGCAAAAATTATATTTTACAACTATATTACAAGCCAGCAATGGAATTCAATCAAATAATTTAATAATTCCAGAGTATTATTTGGATCACGACATTAATACAGAGGGTTTTTATATTTATTGGTTAAGGGATAAGACAATATTTAATCTTGATACTTTTTATGTTAGTGCAACATTTTTCAATGGTAAAACTGGAATGGTTAAAAGAATGTCAAATATTTGCCAAGGGGATTCAAATTTGAGTGATAGATATAATTTAAATGAAGTTTTTGATTTTCATTATAAATTAAAATTGGATTATGATAATAAGACATATGAATATTTTGATATTAAAAAAGATAATAGGATTGGTATTTCTGGATCACCAATTTTATGGTATGAATATATAAGCAGAAAATGATATATAAAATTAAAATATCCCCTGAGTCGGTATCATCATTAATTAAATACTTTGATTATAGTGGTAAGACAATTGGCGTTTATACTGGTATGACAAATATTTTATCAGGTGGGACAAATGGGGCATCAACATTAACAGGATTAACAATTCCTATTTTGTTAACGCAAGATATTGTTGATATGGGGTATTATTCAGAATTTGATGGTGCAATAACACAAAAAGATGTTGCAACAAACTTTGTATTTTCTGGGGAAAATGATAGTAGAATTTGTGTTTCAAATACCTCAATAGTTAAGACATCAACATTGGATTCTACTTATTTGATAGATTGGGGTGATGGGCAAATTGAACAAATGATATCTCCTAAATTGTGCCATACTTATACCAAATCAGATGGGGAATTTACTTTAACATTAACACAAAGAAATAATTTTGGTTCAAACATTGTCAGTAAGACAATAAAAAAACCATTTAAATTAGCTACCATATCAAATCCATTTGGCACAACATCATATATACCAAATGCTGGTCCTTGGAAGAATACTAATATAAATTATGATTATATCTTCACAGGGGATACTGGATTAAAAAAATATTCATACAATGATGTTAGTTCAGTTGATGTGTCTGGTTATACAAAATCAAGATTAAATGATTTGGCTATTTATGGTAAAGATGAATTTAAAGTTGGTAAGTTGGTAAATAAAAATGGTTTTGAGGGAAAATTAACAGAAATTAAAGAAACCATTTTCACAGCATATACCATTAGCAATATTGATTATATTGATTATCAAAATGGAATAACAATATTTAAAACAAATATTAAAAAAGAGCCAATATACCCAAGTCCAATTGTTAAAAATGATTTATTAATGAAGAGCGTTTCTGATGTTCAAATTTTTTCAAATGTTTTTATTGAGAGGGGGAAAAATTCTGGATATGAAAGAGTTCAAAGACTTGGTGAGGTGAGAACTTTGTTAGATATGGAAAAATATGGATATGGATATTTTAATTTAACAAATAAATAAAGAATAAACTATTTATATTAATATAAAAAAAAATTATGGCAATTGGTACATATGGCACGGTTAGACCTAGTGATGTAAATCCTGAAGATGTTGAGATTATAATGGTTTACTCCCCAACCAGGGATCAGAGTGAAACAATTGTGCAAAAAAAATTATCAGCAACTGATATTTTGACCCCTTATTTTGAGGATGCAAATAATGTTGAATTATTGGGGGGTTTATATAAGTTAACATTACCAGCAACAGAATTTAATGCATTGGGTTATTATACTGTTTATTTAAGACCAGCACAAATTAGAACAAAAATTACTGATTGTGGGGTGTTAAGTGCTCTTCCTAATGTTAAGGGGATTGTTATCAATTTGGATAATGTTCCAGCAGACTTTAGAAATAAATTTGCATCACCCCAAGAGTTGGTTGGGTATCGTGTTGAATATTTAAATAATAAACAAAAAGTTCCAAATTTCTTTAGAATAGTTACATCATCTTTTTTTTGTGAACCCATAGTGACAAATGAAGTAAATACTAGTGTAAAATCAATTAGATATAGATATGTTGATAATGACACTAATTTGGTGTTTTTAACATTATCACCAAGTAGTTCACCTTCAAACAAAACCAATGCAGTTCCATTTATTGGGCAGCCAAATCAAGAAATTATTATAACAAATAGTTATTTCAACCCCACAACGCTTGAAATTGAAATGGTTGAACATGATATATCCACATTGGCAATTGGTTTATTTGGCAACCAAACTAAATCAGTTGAAGATGGTATCTATACTTTATATGATACAGCAAATAATATTTACAAACAATATAATTTATTTGAAGTTAGAAACCAATTTACTAATTTATTATATGAAGTTAGACAAGATAGGGGGGATGATGTTGACATAAGTAAAAATTTAGATAATATACTAGAATAATGCCAAAAATAATTATAACAGATTCACCTGGTAGTGGGGTTGGAGTTTTTGATAATATTGTTGGACTTCAAGTTACTGAAGGAGGGGGGTTAACGCTTGGAACTTTTGAGTTTAGGTCATCCATAACAGATGATGCCCCTATTACTTTATATGTTAATTCATTTAGTAATCCAATAACTCTTGAATCTTTAAGTATTGATAATAATAGTAGTTTTAGGGAATTAGTTTCAAAGGAATTAAATGTTTACCCCAACTATGATTTGACCCAAGTTATGGGGTTTACCTTATATGGATCATTGGCAAAAAGATTTTCAGTATCTATAACAAAAATAATAAATTATTATCCAGCATCAATTGATATAAATTTATATGATATTAATTTTAGTACAGGATATACAGCAACAAATATTTTATATGACCAAGTTTTAAATGAAACTGAATTTGATATAAATATTGAAAAAATATATAACCCATTTGGAATTGATTTTTCTAAAAATGCTGAAACTAATATAAAATCTAGGGAAATTGCTATTTCAGAATATAGAAATTTATCAAAATTTTATTTGGATTATGATTTGCAATTAAATGGGGTAAATTATCCCTTGTTAAATTTGGATAAATCAAATAATCTTAATACTGGGGTGTTAAAGATTATTGTTGAAGGTAATCCATTTTCTGGGGGTTCTCAATCAGTTGATTCTTATATCATCAAGCCAAATGATTATTTGTATAATTTGGTATTAAAAACTGATTTTGATGAGATTGAGCAATATATGCTAAATACCATATCCATACCAAAATATACTATGACTTTACAAGTCCCAGAAGAAAATATCAATGGGGAATTTTTGGTATATAATAGGGATATTACATTTCCATTAGATGGTATTTGGAATATTGACATTTCAAGTTCAAGTTTCACCAATTATATAAATGAATTACAAGAAATTGCAGAATACTTTGATAGTGTTAGGACAAATTTAATTTCAAGATTTTTGGTTTCAGACTCTTTGAAAGAATTTGATACATTTGACAGAAGGGTTGAAAGTGTTTTACAGATATATGGTAGAAGTTTTGATGAAGTTAAGAAGTTTATTGATTCTCTTGCTTTTATGAATTCTGTTAATTATACCCCAAAAAATGATATACCATCACAATTATTATCAAATTTGGCAAATACATTAGGTTGGGCAGAGAATTTCCAATTTATAACGGATCAGACTTTAGTTGAATCTTTATTTGGAAATAATAGTGATTTTAAATTTCCAGCATATAATCGTTCACAAACTCCATTAGAATTAAACTATTCTTTTTATAGAAATTTGGTTATAAATTCATTTTACCTTTTCAAATCCAAGGGGACAAGAAAATCCATTGAGTTTATTCTTAAATTATTTGGCATACCAGATGCATTAATAGAATTTAATGAACATATTTATTTGGCTGACCAAAAAATAAATTTAGATAAATTTAATTCTGAATTAGTTAAAATTAATACTGGGTCATATATTGATAATGATCCAATTGTATTAAGTACAACATATCCACTTTCAGGTAGAACATATAGTGCATTTACAGCAAATACCAGAATTGTAAATACCACTAAAGTTAATTACCCCCTTGATGTGACAACAGGTTATCCACAGATAAAAGAAACAGATGATTTTTTCTTTCAGATGGGGGCAGGTTGGTATCAATTAACTCCTGAACATAGAAGTTTACAAGTTAATACCAGAAGGCAAGTTGGGACTGAAATAACTTATGGGGTTGAATTTGAGAAATTAACGTATGGTGAAAAATATTTGGATAGGTTAAGGAAATTTCCATACATTGATGAGGGGTTTAGTTTGGAGAAAGTTATTGATAATAAAAAATCTTGGAATAGTTCTAATTTATTATTAAGAAATTCATCTGATGGGGATTATAATGCTTATTATACTTTACCAGATGAGAGATTATTGTTAAATGTAAAAAATGTTAGTTTATTTTTAAATCCAGCACAAGGATTGCTTTATGATATATGGGTTCAATCAAGAGAAAAGGATTACCCAATTCCGCAATCTGGATTAACATATCCTTATCCTACAACTGGGGGAACAGATTCAACCATAATTAATCCACAACCAAAATCAAAATCATTTTTTGAATTTGCTCAAACTTTTGCAAATGATATGATTAATGTTAGGAATAGGTTATACATCACAGATGGTAAAACCGGGGGATATCCAGTATTACAATCCATATTTTGGAAATATATTGAAGCAAAGATAACTAATAATATTGATACCAATCAATATACTTATGATAAATTAATTGAATATGTGAATGGGATTAACCCAAATTGGATTAATCTTGTTGAACAAATGATTCCAGCAACAACATTATGGATGGGGGGTGTTAAATATGAGAATTCACCATTTCATAGACAAAAATATGCATATAAAAGATTTAGTATAACTGGAGGAACATCACCACAAGTGATAACAACAGGCAATGGTGTTGTGGTATTTGGTTTAACATCAATTGCAGATGGAGACGAGTATATCACTTCACCAATATTTAAAGATATATGCGATAAAAATAATATTAATCTTCTAGTTTATCCATCAAAATCATTTAATGATATTTTGGGTGATAGTATTTCAGAGGCAAAACTTGATTTTAGTGATACATGTTCTAGTGATAATGTATTGACAACTTGGTATGTTGAAATAATATTAAATAATACAATAGTATCCAAAGTTGAGTTTTATAATGGTTTGGGTAGTGATGATGTTCCTACTAGTTCTGCTTGGAATTCAGCAGTTTTAACAGGATTAGAAGGGGTGACCAAATATGATATAAATTATTCTTTACCAAACAATAACAATGTTACTTTTGTTGATTTTGCTTGCAACAATGAAAATACATATGATAGTACATTGGTGATAAACGTTGGTATTGATATAACTTTAATTTGCGAATAATGGCAGCATTTGATTATTTTTTGAGTTTAACAGGCGACTGCACTAATACAAATTCTGGTGCAATACTTCTTGAATTAAGTGGAGGAACGCCACCTTATAGTATTGAATTTATTAATCCATATATTGATAGTACCCCTTATATAACAATAACTGAACCAGTATTAATTACAAGTTTATCAGCAACAACTTATGGGGTTAGAGTGAATGATTCAACTGCTCCAGATAATTTAGAATTTTATTTAAATATTCCAATATCTAGTGGAGTTTGTACCTCAATATTGTCAACAATCAATTCAACATGTGGGGATTCAAATGGTTCAGTAACTGGAACAACAACATCTCTATTTTCAACAACAGATTGTTATTTATATACTAGTGGAAATACCTTAATATCAAACAATATTTTTAATTCGGAGGAAATTATTTTTGAAAATTTAAGTGCAGACACTTATTATATTTATGTTGAAGATATTGGGGGTTGTACAGCAAAAACAGAAAATTTTATAATAAAAAATTCCACATCATTTGATTATGGTTATTTTATTGTTAAAAATTCACCTTGCTTTACTGGATCAACAGGTGCAATATACATAACAGGTCAAACAAATCCTGGGCCTTATAGTTATTTTTGGAACAATGGAGCAACTGGGAATACAATCACAAATTTACCCACAGATTCTTATTCTGTTAGTGTTACAGATGGTCAAGGCTGTGTTAACACCAAAATAATTATAGTTGAAGAGGCAGAATCTATGGGATTATTACAGATAATTCCCACACAACCATCATGCTTTACTGCAACAGGTTCTTTAGACGTTACCATTAGTGGAGGTACTGCGCCATATTATTTTTCAGCAAGTACAGGATTTTATGATATAACATATAGTAATAACATTGTGATTACTGGATTAACATCTGGTACTTATGACATAAGGGTTATAGATGGTGCATTATGTTCACTTGATATTACAACAAGTTTAGTTAGTGAAAATTCTGTTTCAAGCGTTGAATTTATTGGAACAAATTCATTATGTGGCTCATCTAATGGGATTATATCAATTAATATATTGGGGGGAACTGGACCATATACTTATGGGTTAATTCAACCAAGTGGGGATACAATAACAAATACCACAACTTCAACAAATTATTTATTTACCAATTTAGGAACTGGTACATATACAGTTTATATGCAAGATTCTTCAGGTTGTTACTATGATGAAGAAGTGACAATTATTGCTGAAGATAAATTTGAATTAAATTATTCATTAACTGGGACAACTTGTAATTCAAACAATGGTACTCTTTTTGCATATATTACAACAGGGGGCACACCCCCATACGATTTTTATTTGGATGATGTAAATAGCATTTTAGATACAAATTTAACAGGATATACTTTTACAAATTTAAGAGATGGGAATAAGACTTTAAGAGTTATTGATTCAACTGGTTGTGAGCAGATAAAAGTATTAACAATACCCACAAGTAATTATTTGGATTTTTCATTATATCCAACATCATGTGTGAATGGTAATGATGGTACAATAACAGCTTTGATAACTGATGGGTTGCCACCTTTTACATACACTTGGTCAAGTAATGTATCTGGTAATCCACAATCAATATCAGCAACTGGGTTAACTAGTGGTGATTATTCATTAACAATTGTGGATAATAATGGTTGTTCATTAACCAGAGATGTAAGTATAAGTTGTTTTAGTACAGTAAAGTCGTATCAAACATACATTGTTGATTCAAAAGTATTTGGGATAAATTCAATAAATAAATTTGGATTATTAGATTTCTTGAATGAGGGCTTTAGTGATTTGGTGAATATGGAGTTTAGTGGATCAACCACTATAATCGATCCAAAATGTAATTTAAACTCAGCAATCTTCACAACAGAATATACGTTAGAACCAAGTGGTATCACAAGTGGAAATACATTCTACACAGGATATACAAGAACAGATGTTCCAACAGATTCGGTTTATGCAGAATCCATAGTTGATTTGTTGGCTGGTAATACCCTAAAAGGATTACTTGGAATCCCAGGAATACAGAGTGTGTCTTATGACTTAATAACAAATACAATAAACATCATAGCAGAACCAGGAGATAGTATAACCTCACAAGTATTAACCATAAAATTGAAAATAGATTATGATATATCTTGTAAATTATGACAAACATTATTATTTCAAGTATAAGTGGGGCAACTCCTTTAAATATATATGTATCTGATGCATTTGGGGGGAATGAAAACTATCTGGGTCAAGTAACAACATTACCTTTGGTGGTTGATATAACATATGAATTACCTATTATATTTAATTCAGCTCCCCAAGTTACCATTATTATTGAGGATAGTGAAGGATGCAGAACAACAAAGAAATTAAATTGTTATATTAATTGTGATATTGTTTATAGTATAACTGATATTACATCAATTACTCCAACTCCAACTCCAACCCCATCTTCAACTCCAGGGTATATTCCAATTGCCTCATCAAATAATAAAATAACATTAACATCTATAATAGGAACTCCACCATTTGGTATTTATATATCAGACATAAATAGGAATTATGAAACTTATATTACAACAATAACAAATACTGGAATATTACCACTTACCATTGATGTCCCCAATAGATTTTCTGGGTCAAATCAAGTTATTGTTACCATAAAAGATATAAATTCTTGTAGTTATTTTAAAATAATAGATTGTTAAATGGCAACATATAAATTAATTGTAGTAAATATTGATCCAATATGTGAGAATAGCATAGAGAATGAGATAACAGGGGTTACTGCTTGTTCAAGGTATTTCTTACAATTAAATCCCTCATCTCACTCAAAAGGTCCATTTAATTTTTATATTGATACAATTGATAGTGAGCCAATATATAGCAATATAACAAGAGAGCAATTTTTGGCTGGAATAACTCTTGAGATTTTATGCACAACCCCAACTCCAACACCATCTATAACACCAACCCCAAGTATAACACCATCTATAACACAGACGCCAACAAAGACGCCAACACAGACGCCAACACCATCTGTAACATCAACAAACACTCCAACACCAACAAATACCCCAACAAAGACAAATACTCCAACACCAACCATAACTCCAACAGTTACCCCAACAACACCGGAAGAGTATGAGGCTTATTTATTTATTGAGCCAGTTAGTATGAATGTGGAGTTCAATTCTTGGATGTCATCTGGTGGTAGTTTATTTAGGGGATTTTCAAATGGTATTGCTCCATCAATAAGTGCAGCAACATTTAATGACCAGATTAATAGGTATATATCCTTTTCAGGTTGGGGAGCAAATGCACCACAAGTAAGAACAACAAAGATACGCCAAAATAGTGGTGGATTTGATGAATATGGTAATTTAATTCAAGCTTATTTATTCAAGACGCATGAAGTTCCAGCATATTTGACAACAGGTTATTCTTGGTATACTTGGGTTATACCAAATATGGACACAAATAGAAATCTTGTTAGCAACATTGGGGTTAATGAATATGGGGATTCAACATCATTAGTCCCGGTTAATACAAATTTATTATATGCAGAATTAACGGTAATATATAGTGGCTTCACAATTCCACAAAATTATTATCATATATATACAACATTTAGCAATACAAATTTCAGATTAAATAATGATAACAAAATATATTTTAAGGGAAATTCCTTAATACCAGATTTAAATGGTTGCAATTGTTTTGATGTTTATTTGGATCCGTCAACCCCATCAGTATTATCTTGTTATGATGTTTGTAGGGAGGTTGCAAATACCAGAATATGTGGAAAAACAACAACATTTAATGGTGCAAATGGTCAGAAATATTATATTGATTTTCAATCATGTATAAACAATGACGATAGCAGTTGGAATGGGGCAAAGAATTTTAGCATAAACGGATATTGCTATTCAACTGATTCAGTTGGGGTTATTACTGGTTCAACAATATGCCCATCACCAACTCCAACACCAACAAATACATTAACACCAACACCAACTATAACTATGACTCAAACTAAAACCCCTACCCCAACAAGGACAATTACTCCTACTAACACAAAGACGCCAACAAATACAGCAACTCCTACACCAACAAACACATTAACTCCAACACCAACTCCTACACCAATTTAATTTCAACACCAACAAATAGAATAACATTTACAACCATTTAAGTTATGGTTAAAATGTAATTTTATATATTTATAAAAAATAATAAATTAGTTAATGAGTTTTAATTATAAAAATCCTAAATCATCAGTTGTACTATCTGGGCCAAATTCAGTTAGGACAGATTCAAATACCGGAAGCAATTTTAGTTCATTCCAAGTTGGTGGTTTTTACGAGGTTTTTAAATTAAGTGATTTAAATTTTAACATACCAAGTGGTGCAACAGGGACAATATTATATTCAGGAAATACCATTCCCATTGATTTTAGTTATAATGCACCAAACAATTTTCCAAATGTAGTCAATTTATATTCAGATGGGATTTCTTCTGGAAGGAGAAAACTTGGTATGATTGCTTATGTTTATGAGAATAATAAGACATATCAATACCAAATACCAAACTATGAAACATTATTTAATAATGCTATAAATGTTGGTTCTGTTGTAAATATTGATTTTGGTTATCAGATATATGATAATACAGATGAAGGTAAATTATTGTTAAATGCTTGGACAGGGTCAACCATTGAAGGCATAAGTGGAGTAACAAGAGGGGATGCAAGATGGGTTGAGTTCAATCCAGAGATTTATATCACAGGTGGAACATATAGTTCAGGAGATACCACATTATATTTATATGATAGTTCAGGGAATACAATACCAATATCAGGGTTTAGCATTAGTATTAGTGGGGGAACAACGGGGACATCTGGAACAAGTGGTACATCTGGTGGTTTAGCAGGAACATCTGGAACAAGTGGCTCATCTGGTGATCCATTAACTGAATTAGAAATAACAGGAGTTCAGAATAATTCTAATAGAACATTTACAATATCTGAATCTGTTGATATAAGTAATCATTTATTTTTTTATAATGGGCAATTGCAACAATATGGTGTAGATTATACCATATTATCAGGCACAACTTTAGTAATTGATAATGCTAATCCGCCACCAACACCAAATTGTATATTAAAGATATATGGTAGTGTTGTTATTGGTTTTAATGGAACATCTGGAACATCTGGAACAAGTGGTTCAAGTGGTTCATCTGGAACAAGTGGTTCATCTGGTAATCCATTAACTGAATTAGAAATAACAGGAGTTCAGAATAATTCTAATAGAACATTTACAATATCTGAATCTGTTGATATAGGTAATCATTTATTTTTTTATAATGGGCAATTGCAACAATATGATGTAGATTATACCATATTGTCAGGTACAACTTTAGTAATCAATAATGCTAATCCACCACCAACACCAAATTGTATATTAAAGATATATGGTGGTGTTGTTATTGGTGTTAATGGTACATCAGGTACAAGTGGGAGTAATGGAACATCTGGAACAAGTGGTTCATCTGGCAGTTCAGGAACATCAGGCACAGAGGGAACAAGTGGTTCATCTGGAAGCAGCGGAACATCAGGTATAGATGGGACAAGTGGTTCATCTGGAAGCAGCGGAACATCAGGTATAGATGGAACATCAGGCACGTCAGGAACAAGTGGTACGTCAGGTAGTAGTGGGTTACAAGGTATAAGTGCAGGTCAAGTTTATTATTTCAATGAAAGCCAAAATTCAGATGTTAATGGGTATAAAGCCCTATCAATTACTCCACTTGACACACCACAACAAAGTGTTGTTATATTAGTTCCAGGTAATTCAACAGGGACATTAGTTTCAGATTATATCTT